CTTGCTTGGGGCATTGACAAGAGTACCGGATTTGCTCATATCTATATGGGTGGAGATATTCAGAATAAGGAAACTGGTGTTTGGAAAACCAAGCATAAGTTGATCAAATTGAAGCAGAGAGAGCAGGCTGTATGAGTTTAAATCCTCAACAAAAAGAAGCACTACAAAACCTATATTCTCATAGAGATCATATAGAAGATCATCTGAATAAAATTGATACTATTTTAAAGATGTATTTTCCAAAAGAATATGCTCTGGCCTATCAGCATTGGTTGCCACAAATAAAAACCGGCCTAAGAGATAATACTAAATGGCTACCAAGAGGACAATATTCAATGGATTATACTTTGAATACATTGGTAGATCATATAATTAATGACTTGGATAAAGGTGTAAGTAAATATATCTAATCAATTACTTTTGGAGAGTATGAACATGAGCGACGTTTATGCTATTACTGATCTTGAAGGATACGCCACAGAAATGCGTGAGGCTGCGGCTAAAAGTCTATCACAGTCTTATGAAGAAAATCTTGATGATTTTATCAGTATCGGACAAATGATTAATCTTGTAAATAGTGAATGTGTTGGATTCGATAATAAAGATCGTCCGTTGCTCAACGAAGATGCTAATGAAAAGATCTATGAACATACTGTAACATGGATTCATAATGTGGGATTAGCAAAACTCGCTGCTAAAGGATTAGTAGAATGTGCTTGGGATGAAAAAAGCAACGAAATGGTTTTTTGGGCTAATCCAGAAATCACAAAAACAACAAAGAAAAAGAGAAAATCAAATGACCAATCTATCAAACGAAGAAATAAAAAGAAAGATTCGTGATATAGAAGATAAGATTCATGATTGTAAAGCATATATCTCATCTGATTTTTGTGTGAGTTGTAATGAGATGTATAATAATATTAAAAAATATGAAGCAGAGATTGAGTCCCTAAACGAACTGTATCACAACGACTAAAAAATATTCTCAAGAGTTGACAAGCCGCTGGTCGATGATATAATGGTGGCAGGACGGTGATTGATCTTTAACAATTTGCTGCACAAGGTAAGCCGGTTGCATCCGATACTCTTATAAGGTATTCATAGTCTGGTTCGACTCCAGAGTGCAGTATTTTTATTTTATAACTTGCTATAAAGAATAAACTATCTATTATTTGAATAGAGTAAAATTCATTTTAACAAGCAAGGAAATTTTATGACACATCGCTCATTATGTTGTATGCCACTAGTAACTCTGTTGGTCGGTCTATTAGTTTTATCAGTTGGTTTTAATTGGATATTCATTGAGAAAATCAATAAACTAAATCATGTAGTTAGCACTATAACTTCACCAGTTAATGATGACGAACTGAAAAAATTAATGGAAGAAATTAAAAGGCTATCAAAGCAAACATATACTTCAGGTACTAAGTATGATATTAAAACTAGAGAACCAATACAAAATGATTTCTGAAATTACTAATGACAGAGAATGGACATTAAAATATTCTTTATTTAATAGAAAATGCTACTTTAGTGGACAATCTTTAAGGTTTCAGCCATGTTATGTTGGAAGGAAAAAGATTCGCTCATTATTGTCAAAAAGATATCAAAATGACGATATTTGGATAAGTAAAGACCAATATCTGATTATGATTAAGAATGGAATGGTGTAACTTATGATAACCTTCCTTTATATTAGTTAAGTAACTAACCCGCCTAAAAGAAAGATTATTATGAAATACAGACTTCTGTTTATCGGCCTACTATCAGTTTTATTTGCTTCTCTTACCATGAATGCTATTCATTCAGAATCTTTAAAAACTGTTCAAACAACAATAGAGATAAATGATATGATACAGACAAAAGCGGTAAATGGTTTGCGTGATAGATTGATTCAACTAGAAGATTAATTAAGGGCTAGTAAAGGTATCGACAGGTAAAATAGATTTAGACGGCATCGACTGGTTGAATAACAGGCCAGTATAAAAGTTATTCAAAAAATGTTAATTGGCGAAGTAAATCTCGCTCTCGCTGCCTAATTAATTAGGTACGAGTGGGGCTATATGGGCCTTATTACCCAATCATGTTGACTCAGATAATTCTGATAAGGAAGTCTAACCCGAAAATATAGACAATGATCGTAACCGATCTGATGAAGATAATTTCTTCTAGGTTTGTCTAGTGTCCAAATTACAATAGACTAACGATGTAGAAGTTTATGTTGATGTTTATTCTGGACGGCAGTTCGACTCTGCCCTAGTCCAATTATATTATGAGAAAAATTTGCATTTACTGTAATAAAAGAAAAAACACAAAATCTTTTGCTCGACATATTGGACATAAAGATAATTTGGATAGTAGATGCCGAAAGTGTGTTAAAAAACATACTAAAATTAGGGGAAAATTAAGGAAAAAAGCCCCTCCACAACCAGAAGTTTGTGAGTGTTGTAAACGAAAGCCAAAAGTATGGCATCTTGATCACGATCATAGTAATCATCAATTTAGGGGATGGCTATGCGAAACGTGTAATATAGGCATAGGAAAACTAGGAGATAATCTAGAAGGAATTGTTAATGCTATGAATTATCTTTTATCTAGAAATAATTAAGAGGTTATAATGGATATTCCAATTTTTTGCATCAATCTGGAAAGAGCAACAGAAAGAAAAGAATACATTCAAAAAGAATGGATAGATAAATTAGGTTTTGATATTACTTTTTGGAAAGCATTTGATAAAAAAGACTTAACAGAAGAAGATAAGCAGCCAAATAATCAATTATTAAATACTATTTATCCTCGAAGTTTATATAATATTGGAGAAATTGCTTGTATAAAAACTTTTATTTCCTTATATAAATATCTACTAGAAAATAAATATCAAGAAGTTATTATTATGGAGGATGATATTACTCCTTTGATAAAAAATAAACAAAAATTATTTGACCATATTGCTAAAGGAAAAATAGAATTCCCTAGTGCAGAAATAATGGTTTTATTTGAGCCAAGAACCAAAGATGATATTATTATTTTTTCACAGGCAAGGTATTTTTTTTCTTCTATGTATCCTCCTTCAGGTAATCAATTGCTTTATATTAATAATCAAGGAATACAAAAGATAGTATCTATATTTAACAACATGAATATAATAGCGAGTAAACCACAACAATTAATTGCTCAACGTCCAAATAAGGTAATAGTTTCTAACAGCGGATTATGTTCTCATGACTGGACAGGAGAAAAATTTAAATCATATATACAACAAACTAGTAAGAACTATATACCATAATTAAATTTAATATCAAGGTACGCTCTTGACAAAGCCGATACTGTATGGTATCTTAGAAGGACACAACAAGGAGAAATTGGTATGAGTTTCGATCATCTTGGCAGTTTTGTTAGAGAACTTAGGGCGACTAGTAGCACTATTGATAAGGCTGAAATTATTGAGGATTATACTTCCTCTAATGAGGCTGGGGCGAATTTTATTAAGAAAATTCTCCTCTATACTTATCATCCTACTTGGCAATACAATGTCACTAGTGATAATCTCAAGAAAAAGAAGCACCTAAAGTCCAAGAATTCTTATAAGAATATTTTTGATCTTTTGGATGACCTTAAAGGTCGTGCTATTACAGGCCACGATGCTATTAGTGCTGTAAATAGTTTTACTGATACTCATCCTGAGCATGAGGAACTTATCCACTGTATTATCGACAAAGATTTGAAAACCCGTGCTGGTGACAAGATTATTAATAAGGCTATTCCTAATCATATTCCAGAGTTTAGTGTTGCTCTTGCTGATAAATATGAGCCTAAACTTGTAGATTGGAAGGACGGTTGGTATGTTAGCAGGAAAATTGATGGGGCCAGATGTATCGCTATTGTTGATGCGTTTGGTAATACCACTTTCTTTTCAAGAACCGGAAAGACTTTTGATACCCTTGATGTTGTTGCTGGTGGAATCAAGGCATTGGGAATTATTAATGTTGTATTTGATGGTGAACTTTGTCTGGTTGACGAGGATGGTAATGAAGATTTTCAGGGAATTATGAAGCAACTGAAAAAGAAGGATCATACTATTCCTAATCCATCATATAAGATTTTTGATATGATTAGCCATGATGAATTTTATAACAAGAAGGGGGATGGGAATAAAACTTATGCTCATCGCTATAATAATCTGAGAGAAGTGATGAAAAACAATACTTGTGTTTGTCTTAGTGTTCTTGGTCAAGAACTTATTAAACACGATGACCATTTTCAAGAGTGGGTTAAAAAAGCCGCTGATTATGGATGGGAAGGAGTCATGCTTCGTGCTGATGAACCATATAAAGGCAAGCGTAGCAAAGATTTACTAAAGGTTAAGAAATTTTTTGATGATGAGTATAAAGTAATTGATACTGAAATGGGTGATTTCAGATATGTTAAAGATAGTGCTGAGTGGGAAGAAACAATGTTGAGTTGTGTTATGATTCAGCATAAGAATAATATTGTACGAGTTGGTAGTGGCTTTACTATTGAGCAGAGACAAGAGTTTTATCAAGACCCTAGTAAGATTGTTGGAAAAATTATTACTGTTCAATATTTTGAAGAGACTAAAAACCAAGATGGTGGGATTAGTCTGCGATTTCCTACTTTTAAGTTTTTGCATGGGTCTGCTAGAACGGTTTAAAGAATCGTGCTTGACAAGACGATAAGACTAGTGTAGAATCGTAGCATAACGCTATTAAACTTTGGAGGAACTATGATCGTTGAGAACTCTGTTATTCCGGTTCAGAATAATGTTATGGACAAGAGCAAGGCCGATATTTTCTTTGAAACTTTTCCGCGAGACAAAGTAGTTTCTTACAAGGAATATTGGGAGAGTGTTCGTCCTCAAAATGTTGATGATATTTTTCGTCGTTATCTTTTTGCTTATTGTAGCGTCCATACTACATGGAAGGGTAATTGTGCTGGATACAACGCTATCAAGAATTTTAATGAGTGGATTGACAACAAGGAAACTTTGCTGAATAAACTTCACAAGAGTGGTGTTGGACTTCACAATAATCGTACCAATTATATTTGGGACTTTAGTGAGAAGTTTTGGGCCAATCCTAAAGACTTTTATTTTACCACTAAGAAGGGTCATGTTAAGAAGCGTGATAGTATTCTGAATAAGATTAGTGGTATTGGCTTGGCTAAAATTAGTTTTGCTCTTGAAATGATTCATCCTAATGAGGCTAGGGTATTGTGTGGTGACGTTCATCAACTTCGACTTTACGATATGGAGCATCTCAAGTATAATAAGAGCAAGAGTGGTATTAATTTGTATAAAAAGATGGAGCGTCATTGGATGGTCAATTGTGGTAAGCAGAAGATACCCTCGTATATCGCTCGTTGTTTGTATTGGGATAATTTGCAAAAGAAAGAAGATAGCCGATACTGGAGTTTTGTTTTGGAGGATTAATTATGAGTCAAAATGGTAAAGGTAGTAAACCAAGACCAAAAAGTGTAGATCAAAAAACATGGGATAAAAATTATGAGCGAATCTTTGGTAAAAAAAGACCCAAAAAATCATAACTATCGGACACTATTTGTTCGTTGTGATTGTCATAGTGAAGTTTTAGTTATTGATTATGACGGTACATTTAAAATGATTGAACTATCTATTTTTAGTGCATTTGTCTCCTCACAAATGTCTATATGGCAAAAGGCTAGGTATATCTATCAGGTATTGAGATATGGTAAGCCATATACTGATCAACTTATACTTCATAAAAAGCAAATAGATGAATTAAAATCTTTTTTGAATAGTTTATAAAATGACAGATGAAGAATTTTTAGTATGGATAGCCAACAGACTAGTGAATAAATATGGCGAATCTAGAGATATTTTAGATAGAACCATCAAAATAGTATCAAAAAATAGAACTATTAAGAAAACCTCACTAGAAAATATTAAAAACCATACCATCATCATAGATAATATGATTCATTATCTAACACAACTACAAAAGATGAATCATAATGATATTATTGTGGTTAAAAATGAAGATATTAAATTTGATAATAATTGTAGTCTACTAGACTCTGTAGACATAGATACTTTTCTGAAATAAGTGTATAATATATTGGATATAATACTCTTAAAAAGGAGATAGATATGATAATGAAAAATTATGTTGCTGATGAATTAAGCAATAAAGTCTATCATCTTCACAAAGCACTAGAAAAGGCTCAAGAGATTATTTCT